GACGTTCGTCGTGCCGGTCGCATGGCCAGCGATGATCTGGAAGTTCGGAGCGGTCACCGCTGGCAAGGTGCCCGACTGTGCGGTGCCGGCCAGGACGCCGATGGAGTTGTTCAGCGGGGTCAGGTAGTTCCACTGTGTAGCGCTTAGGACGTTGCCAGTGGCGAGCGTGGGAATGGCGGGGTTGGTGGGCATGGTCCTCCTAGAACCCGAGTCCGACGGGGGTGGTGTTGTCGAGTGCAGTGGTGCCGAGAATCCAGAACGATTCGGTGCCGGTGGGGCTGACCGCCAGGGTCGTCGTCCAGGTGCTCGGCGTGACGGTGTGGCTGATCTGTTCGACCAGTGACGGCTGGGTGAAGTCGATCGTGCTGCCGTCGATGGGTCGCCAGTTGACGGTGATGCGGTCCAGCAGGTCGAGGCCCAACATGGCCGGCAGGGCGGCACCTGCGCCGATGGTGTTGTCCACCACCAGCGACCGCACTCGGGGCTTGGCGTCCTTGTACTGGGACAGCAGCCCTTGGGCGAGTCCTTGCGAGTCCAGGTCGTTGGTAAACAGCAGCCCGGTGGAGTTCATACTGCGTCGACCGAAGTGGCTTTGGCTAGTGGTGTCCTGAGCTTGTTGCGTCACGCCACCGTTGCGGCCCACCAGCACGTTGTTCCAGATGTCGATGTCGTCCATGCCCGGCACGATGTTGGCCGAGTAGTAGTGCAGCTGACCGGTGGTGTATCCGAACGTGTACTGCGACGTGTTGGCGTTCGTTGATTCGTAGGGGTAGTGGCGGTTCAGGAAGGTGACCATGCCGCTGGTGTTCTGATAGATGATGCCGCGCTCGCTGCCCATGACCGTGTTGAGATACGACATCACTGTGGTCGCAGCCAGCGACGAGCTCGAGCCCTGAATGGTGATGTTGCCCGAGCCGGCCATGGTGGACTGGATGGCAGCGGCGGGCACACCGCCCACCTGCAGAGTGATGGCGGCCCTGCTGCCGGTGTCCTCGATCTGGAAACCCGCAAGGCCGATGTCGTACTGGCTGGCGATCTGTGCGGGGGTGAGCACTGCGGGGTACAGGGCGACCTGGGCCATGGTTTGTGTCTCGGTTACGACGCCCAGGGATGCAGATGCGCTGGTGACGGTGCCGGTAGCGGAGCCGGTGGCCACTAATGCGCCGTCGACGTAGATCAGCACGACTGACCCGGAGTAGGTCATAGCGACGTAGTGCCACTTGCTGTCGGCAATGTTCGACCCGGTCGTGGTGGTAGTTCCCTTGACCGATGCAGTGACATGGCCGCCGGTTAGCGCCAGATAGAAGTCGGTGAATGCCGACCCAAGGTGGAACAACTGATTAGTTAGAGATGCGGTATTCACCCAGAAGTCCACCGACATGGCCGCCGATGTGGGCACCGATGCGGTGGTGGATGCACTCGCGAAGAACAACGGACCCGGAAAGAGCAGGGCGGTAGCGCTCGAGGTCGGGAACGGGCCAGCGACCCCGAGCGTGGCGCTACTAGCGGTGAACGGAGCGCTGCCCTTGGCGTCGTGGGCGGTGGCCGAGCCGATGGGATCATCGAGGGGCCAATAGTTGGACGCCGACGCTAAGGGCAGGATGGAGTAAGCGCCGGTGTCCAACGAGTTGAAGTTCAGCAGCGCCAGCCAGTCGTAGCAGGCCAGCGTCATCGTGGCTCGGGTTGCGCCATACACCGGGATGTACGACTTCACGAACCCCGAGTAAATGGGGTAGGACACGCTGGCCCAGGTGGCCGTAATCCTGATGGGGTGGCCAGGGGTGAGGCCCGCACCGGCGTAGTAATAGGGCGAACCGCTGTTCCAGGGCGAGAAGCGGCCGTCCTGGTTGGTCAGTGTCATCGTGGCCGTCGACGGCCCCACCTGGTTGAGCTCATGCTGGCGGCCCATGGTGGTGGACAAACCCTGTACGTACTTGGTGATGTCGGTCCAGTCGCCCGAGATCAACGTGTCCTTGGGGTACTTCTGGAACGCCACCTCGACCTTGATGGTGGGCATCGTCAGCGTGGTCATGCCGCCGATCCGAAGATGTTGACCGACGAGCTGCGCTGCGCCTGGAGCACAGTGGTCTGCAGCGATGGCAACATCAGCGTGGCGAACGTCTTGCCGTCGATCTGCAGGTTGACCTGGGTGCTACCGCCACCGTTACCGCCACCGAGGTTGTTGTTGCTGGTGATGTATCCCGACGACGACGGGGTGAACAACTCGGGGCCGGCCTCGCCGATGATCGTGGGCATGCCGCCAGTAACAGATCCACCAGATGCGTGGCCCTTGGCCGGTGGTGGCGTCGATGATCCGCCACCGCCGAAGATTCCGTCCCAGATCTTGCCAGCGATGTTGCCGACGCTGCTGACGATCTTCCCCGGCAGCGACGTGAACCAGGAGATAGCCGGCTGCAGCACGTTGTTTTCCAGCCATGTGCCGATCGCCAGGGCGCCGGCGAAGATCGTCCCGAGCAGGTCGCCCAGCGCGGTGAACGCTTTACCGGGCAGAGCGGCGAACCAGTTATGAACTGGCGCTGCGACGTTGTCCTCGAACCAGTTGAAGATCTTGAGGGCGTCCTTGAAGATCGTCCCGAGCAGGTTGCCCAGCGCGGTGAACGCTTTACCGGGCAGAGCAGTGAACCACTGGATCAACGGGATCTCGACGTTGGTGACGAACCATTCGCTGATCTTGATGAAGTCCTTGAACACTGTGCCGACGATGTCGCCGATGGCGGTGAACGCTTTACCGGGCAGGCTGGTGAAGAAGGTGATCACCGGCAGGATGCCGTTCTGCCACACCCATACCCCGGCAGTCTTGAGCGCACCGAATACCGTGCCGACGATGTCGCCCAAGGTAGAGACGATCTGGCCAGGCAGTCGGGTGAAGAACCCGACGACGGCGTCGACCGCCTCGGTGAAGATCTTCTTCACGTCGTCGAACACCTTGCCGAAGAACTTGACGATGGTGCCCCAGTGCTTGATCAGTTCCATGACGCCAAGCACCATGAGAGCGATGACGCCAATGATGATCATCATGGGGACCACGATGGGCGACAGCGCCCCGTCGACCATGAACAGCGAGACGGCCCACACCGTGAACGCAGTAGCGAGTACGCCACCGACGACGATGGCCAGGGCGATGGCCACGTCCTTGTGCTTCTCCAGCCAGGTGACCGCTTTCTGAATGATCTTGACTAGGCCGTCGATGACGGGGATCAGCTTCTCCCCAAGTGTTTTGAGCAGGTCCTCCCCGTTGGCCTGCATGGCCTTCATGCGGCCCGCCATGGTGTCGGCGGCGGTTGACGCTTGGCCGCTGAACCGATTGGATAGTGCGTCGATGATCTGCCCACCAGCGGACTGGGTATCAGCGAGCTTCTTGTGGGCACCTTCGAGCGACAGCACGTCAGCGCGGAGTTTGTTGTTGGCCTTCGACCCGGCTTCGGCCTTGTCGGCCCCGGCGGCCATGTCGTCGCTGACCTTTTGTTGCGCCTTCGACAGTGCGTCGTTGGCCTTGGCGGTCGCCTTGGCCCCACCGGCGGCGACGTTCAGATCAATTCCCATGGCCTTGAGCGGCTTGGACTGGCCATTTGCGGCTTTTTCAACGAGGCCGATGGCGGTCTGTAGGTCGATGTGCCTGGCCGCTGCGATGTTCGCAGCGAGGCCCATGTCCTTCATGATCGGGGCGGACTTGCCCTGTGAGGTGACCAGGCTCCCGACCGCTTCCTCGGTCTGGGCGTTCGTGTACCCGAACTTCTCCATCTGTGACGAGGTGGCGTCGATCTGTGGCTTGAGGGCATCGAACGACGTGCCGGCTGCCTTGGCCGAGGCGACCATCGAGACGTGGGCGTCGTCGTACTTGGACGCCATGTCCACCGCAGCGATGCCGACGGCTAGTGCGCCGCCAGCGATACTGGCCGCAGCGATACCGGAGACCTTGCCCGCCTGCTCGAAGGAACTGCCGCCGCCCTTGGCGACCTTGTGCATGGCCCCTTCGGCCTCGCCGAGTTTGGCCATGAACTCGGAGGTGTTCAATCGCAGCAGGGCTGCTACTTCAGCGAGCGCCATATTACTTGTACTTCAGCAGGCTCTTGGCCTGGGCGTCTTCGAGGATCTTGGCCATGACTTCGCTCCCAGCCGAGGTGGCCTTGGCCATGTAGCCATATTTCAACTCCATGGCCGGGGCGTACAGCGGCGCTCCTCGGACCTGGCCGGCAGTGCTGCTGCCTTCCTTGGCGGGCTTCTTCTTGGTTGCGGCCTTGGCCCGGTGGAAGCCCTCGACCTTGCCCTTGGCTGACGCCTTGGCGATAGCGATGCCCTCCATCTGGCTTAGGTGGCCACCAGCGGTGCCGAACCGGGTGATCACGTCCTTACCCTTGGACTTGGCGAAGGGGCCGAAGCGCATCGAGTCGTCGCCCTGGCCCATGGAGATGATCTCCTTGCCGTTGCGGATCGACCGCTTCAGTGCGCCCGACTCGGCGGCGGCGCGGGGGTCGACGTAGGGCTTGCCGTCGGCCGGGGTGGTGATCTTGTACTTGGGCGCTGCAGCCTTGGCGATCTTGCCCAACTGGCGGCCAGTCTCTCGTAGCGTGTACTTGTTCGTGGCTGACTGCTTGTGCCGGATCTCGCCGACCACACCGGTGAACGTGTTCTTGGTGATCTCGAAACCCATCGTCAAGGCCTCAGCCATTGCTCGCTCCTAGACACTTAGCCAGTTCGTTCAGTTCGTGCTGGCGGTGGATGGTGTGGATGCGGCCCATGACCCGCAGCTTGAAGTCCGACATCTCGCCGTCTTCGAACTGGTAGCCGGGCACGGCCTGGGCGATGAGGTAGACCTCGTGACAGTCACTAAGCCACCGAGGTAGTGGCTCGGCGAGCTGCTTGCCTTCGAGAGCCGAGGCCAGACTCAGGAAGGCAGCGTGGGGCTATCTGGATCGGGGGACACCCCGAAGTCAGGCATCAGTGCGGCGACGTACCCAGCGGCCTGGCAGTGCTGGTCGATGAGCTTGATGGCTGCGTCGGGCAGGTCGTCCAGCACCTCTTGACACACAGAGCCGTAGGACCACTCACGCACCACCGCCAGCACCAATGCCTCGGCCATGTCTTCTATGCCCGAGAGTCCATCAGCCGAGGCCAGCATGCTCTGGCCGACATCGGCCGCCAGGGCATCGGGATCTTGGTCCTGGTTCACCCCGGCAGCGGGACGGGCCAGTGCGAACAAGACATCACGGAACCGGCGGGCCGACTTTCGGGGAATCTCGTCGGCTTCCCGCAGGTCGGCCCATTCACTATTCGGCAGTTCTAGGCTCATCAGTAGAGCGACGTGGTGCCGGTGGTCTTGGTCGACAGCGTGACCTTGACGGGCGACAGGCCACCGCCGGCGGTGGTCTTGTCGGTGGTATTGGCGATGGCTTGGAACGGCACGTCGAGGACGACGTAGGGCTTGCCGTGCTGCATCAGCTTCACCGACTCGTAGTTGGCCTGGCTGCACTGGATGGTGATGCCGTTGTCGGTAGCCGCCACGCCGACCCCGGTGCGGGCCGTCAGGGTGAACGAGGGCTGGCTCTGCAGGATGTAGTTGTTCAGCTGCACGTCGTCGTCGACTACCAGCGACGTCTTGACGCTGACGGACACCGGGCCGCCGAACATATCCATCGGGTCCTGGGTGCCGTTCAGGGTCCAGATCTCGGCGAACGCCTGGCGCTTGAAGGTATAGTCGGCATTCTCGACCTTGGCCGTGATGGAACTGGCGCTCACGATGGCCGTCGACAGCGCCGGGGACGCTGCTGCGCTAGAGACGAAGTGAGTCGCATCGGTGATGCTCGACACCGTCGTACCTGCCGGGAACGCACCGGCGGTCCCGCTAAGGAAGGTCAGCGACATGCCAGCCTGCAGTCCTGCAGTCGAGTCGCAAGTGTTGGCAGTCGTGACGCTCGAGCACCCGGTCAGCGTTTGGCCCATGCTCACCGTGGCAGTGCGAGCCGGCAGCTGGGTGAACGTCGAGAACGACGGCGGGATGGTGCCGGGGTTAGCGACTACGCCCGAGGCGAAGCTCTTGGCCGTGGCGGTGTACTCGACCACTGCGCCGGGTGCGAACTTGATGGCGAGGTCGGACACCACGCAGTTGGCATAGACGCGGGTGTTACCAGCCGTCTGGCCGGCTGCGCCACCGGCGGGGTTGTAGTCGTACAACAGGATGCTGTTGGGCTGGCCGTTGGTCTTGTTGTACGGGCTGAAGGTGTACTGGGTCGGGACGGTGCTGGCCGTGGCGGTGTAGTCGTATGCACCGAAGAATGAACTGAGCAGGTAGCCGAACGTGTCGGGGAACAGTGCGCCATCCAGCGAGATGTTCGCCACCCGAGTGCCTTGCTCTGCTCCGAAGATATCGGCCTGTGAACCACGGAAGCCCTTGTCGTAGAGCTGCGTATAGTCATCGCTGAAGTCCATGGTGTTGACGGCGATGTAAGCAGTCGGGCCGACGGCGCTCGTCAGCTGCAGGTAGCAGTAGACGTTGGCGCTGTGGTTCTGCGTGGTGGCGCTCACCGTCAGCGTTCCAGGTGCGCCCAGCGTGCCAGCGACGTACCCCGACACGGTGACGGTCTCCGTGAGTGGGCCGTCGACGATGACCATAGTCATGGCCGTGGCAGGGGTGCCCACCACGTTGGTCACCGATATCGTGAGTGCGCCGCTGAGGGTGGTGGCTGCGATGTTGCAGTTGATGGTGTCCTTGGCGACACCGATGAATGACCTAAAGGATGCAATTGCCATCTGGCTCAGACCTCGTTCTCAGGCGCAGCGGCCTGCTCTGTGGCCTTGGTGGCCTTGGGTGTAGTGGACATGGGGACATACAGCTCGAAGGGCGCACCGGGGTCGGTGGCGTAGTCGTAGGCCGGGCCGACCTCGGTGACTCCTGGGATGTAATAGGCGGTCATGTCGCTCCTAGTTGAGGGTCAGTACGTTGATGGACACGGATAGTTCGCACAGGCGGCCGACCGGCGATTCGGTCCACGATGCGTTGCCGCCAGTGGTCCCAGCCGGGTGGGCCTCGATGATGGTGGTGCCGAGTGATGGATCAGTACGCACGGCTGACTCGACGTAACTCGCCAGCGTGTAGGCCCTTTGGGTAACGGCCACTGGGTCGGGGTCGCCGCTCCAGGTCGACACCAGGCAGGTGATCGTGTAGCGCTCCTCGAGCGAGCCCTGGGCGTAGCCGCCGAGGAACACTTGGGGAACCACTGTTCGCATCACGTCGGTGGCGATCTGGATGATGTCCGATGGCATGTCCATCGGTGGCTCGCCTTGGCACACCAGGATCGGCAGCGAGTCGGTGGCCACCTGCGCGGTGATGAGCGAGGTAAGTGCAGCGATGGCGGCGGGGACAGTAGAGACAGTGGTGGTCATGCGACGCTCGGGTGGCGTCTGCTCGGCTCGAGCAATTCCCTAACCCGCCCGCTGACCATGAAGCCCATGATCGGGCGGTTCGGCTCGTCGTCGTCCACCTGCGACCCGCCTGGGCGGGGACGCCCCTGCTGGGTGAGTTGGAAGTGGGTGCGGACCAGTTCGCATGCGGCCTGGGTGACGTTCGGCGGGACCGAGGTCAGGCCAGCGATGTAGGTCACATCGACCGAGTCGGTGCCACCGAAGAACGGCATCACTGCGCCACCAGGACCACGGCGCACGATTGAACGATCCTGTTCGAACATATACGAATACATGGTCCCGAGGTCAGGGCGACCGGTCGGGATCTGGTTCAGCCGGTACTCGACCGGGCCGAGGTACTCGCTGACCGACTGGATGGATACGACTGGGTGACGGAGCAGGCTGATCCTCGTCGTGCCGCCGTCGTGCATCTCGTTAGCGATGACCTTCTGGGTGATGTCCCCGGTGATCGCCTCTATCACTGGAGTCAACTGAGTGATGAACCGGAGCAACTTGGCGTCCCGACTCCGGTCGGTGGTGCTGATGTTCAGATAGTCCTTGCACTCGCCGAGGCTGACGAGCTGCTGGCCGCCGGGGCTGGTGAGGTTCTCTTCTATGGCGATGTCGAGGTAGCCGTCGGTTGGCCACTGCTGGACCTGGCCGCTGGCGTTCGTCACGACCCAGGTGCCCTGTGCCCGCTGCGCCTGGGCTGTATCGGTAGCGGTGAATGTGTAACTCACCGAGCCGGTGGCAGGGGTGACGACGGTGGCCGGGGCGTTCGTCGTCGGCAAGACGGCGGTGACTGACCGCATGATGAACTGGACGGTGCAGCCCGACAAGTTGACGGGGGTGCCGTTGGAATAGGTGAGTGTGTCGGTGAGGATCGGGAGTGTGTCCCCAGACTTGATTACGAAGTCGGGCATCAGACGATCCCTCCAATGGACGATGGTGATACCAGGCCGGTCATCGACGATGGCGACGCAGTGGCGTAGATGGGGTTTGGCTGGACGAGGCCGGCCAAGTCGGTCGGGTTGGCCGGGCCGGTGACGTTGGTAGCGGTGCCGGTGAGAGTGATGGCGGCAGTACCGGTGCCCCTGTAGATCAGCGTGCCGGTGGCTTGGCCGGTGATGGTGATAGCCCCGGTGGCCGTGCCCGTCCCGACGTGGGAGCCAGTAGCGGTGCCGGTGAGAGTGATCGCCCCGGTTGCCGTGCCAGGCAGGATCAGCGTGCCGGTGGCTGAAGCCGCCAGGGTGATGGCACCGGTAGCGGTGTTCAGTCCGACCTGGGTGCCAACT